GGAATCCGCCGCTTTCGTGTAGCCGACCACGCATTGCGTGTAGATGCCCTCGGTCGTCCGCTTGGCCCGGAAGGACTGGAAGTCCAGCCCCTCGCCGGGGTCGGCCTCCGACGCCCGCCTGATGGCGATGGGCTCAAGCTGATCCGCCGTCTGGCCCGCGTACACGACCACCCTGTCGCTTTTCACCGCCAGCCGGAGGCCCTGCTCCTTGGTGATGCGCTGCATGAACTCAAGGTCGCTCTCCTGCCGCTGCTCCACCCGCTCGTAGACCAGCTCAGGCCCGCGGTAGAGCGTGTCCAGCCCGGCGGCGCCGGCAATGTCCGCGATGACCGTGGTGATGGGCGTCTTCTCCCACGAGCGGGTCTTCTTCTGGAGCATGAGCGAGGATTTCACGGCGGCGGGCACGGCCTTGACGGTCACGGTGTCGCCTCCCTCCGCGCTCGACTCCAGCTCCATCTCGTCCACCTCGAACTTCCCGCAGGGCAATTCCTCGACCGCGCCGATCTCCCGCCAGTTCTCCGTGAGAATGCTGGCCTCGATCACGTCCCCGGTCTGCGGGAGCCAGTCGCCTTGCCAGATGCCCTCGCGGTCCTCCAGCACGATCTGGAGGTCGTCCAGCTCCTCGTCGGCCTTGTCGGTGTAGGTCAGGCTGACGAGGTACGGCATGAGGTCGAGGGTCACGTCATGGCCCTTGATGCTGACGGTCACGGCTGCGCGGCGCATCACATACGCTCCCACGGGGGCAGGGAGGACACCTTGGCGACAGGCGGCGCTTCCGGCGCAGCCACGCGCACGTCGCCGCCGAAAATCAGGACGTCCAGCTCATCTACGTTCTCAGGGAACAGCGTGCCGAGCCGCAGCTCGTCGCCGTAGGCGTCCTTCGCAAGCTGATCCCATGCCTGCCCCTGCCGCGTCGTCTTCTCACTGGGCATGTGCCGTCCTCGCCTTGTCCGAGCGCATCCTTTCGAGCGCGCGCCGGACGAGCTTTTCAAACTTCGGCTCCAGACGCCGGAGTTCTTTTTTAAGCGCGGGCAGATTCCCCGCGTCCGCGATGTTGAAATGCTGCACGATCTGGATGTCCCCCGAAGCCTCCGGCTGGCGCTGCGCGGAAGCCTTTTTGTTGCGCTCCAGCAACATCGGCGTTTGGGGAAGCACGGGCGGAAGGGCATCGCGGCCGAACTTCGCGCCGACCGTCCGGGACCACTGGTCCGGGGCCGAGCCCAAGGCATTCTTCAAGACCGCGAACGGCGATCCGCTCCTGTCCTGCCGCTGGACGGGGTGGAAGATGGCGCGCGGGGCGGGCTGAGGGGATGATGAAGACGCCGGGATGTTGACGACAGCCGGGGGGATGTCCGGCTCGCTCACCTTCGAGAGCGAGGCGTCGAAGAGTTTGGGCAGGCGGTCGAAGGTCTTGTTCAGGCCGCCGACGAGGTTC